GCTGGACTCGTGGGTCTGTAGTATTCTGCATTGCTGTTGCTACTCTCTGCGCTCCTGCTGCTCTCTGAGAAGTTGTAGCTTGTGTTTTTACTCTGAGTTCTTCTTCTTCTTTTTCTTTCTTCGTAGCTAAAGCATTAAGCTGCACTGCCTGAGCCGACAAGCCTAAGTTTTTAGCAGCCTGAGCAGCATTGGTATAGTCAGCAGCAGTAGAAAGAGGCATACCAGCTAACTGCTCTTGTAGCTTTTCTATAGGAGGTCTAGTGTCCAGCCCAAACATTCCACCAATGCTAGTCCTTAACTGCTCTGCCTGAGTTCTAGCAGGAGGAGGGGCCATTAAGTCAGCAAGAAGATTACCAGTAGGGCTAGTACTTTGCTGTTGCTGTGAAGAAGTAGCTCTCCCTGAAGTTAATAGAGGAGCTAGTGCTGCTACTAGATTAGCCATTGTTATATACCTGCCTGTAAAATTTTACTGTAGTCAACTCTAAAGAAGCCATCAATACCTTTAGCTACTGCCTCTGGTATAGTCTTGATTACCTCTTGTGCTAGTACACCAAAGGTAGGCTGCTCTTTAGCTAACTCTTTACCCTTTTCTGTCCAGTCCCAAGTGTAAAGACCAATCTCATCAGTAACTTGGCCTACCTTCTTAATGTTAGTTTTTAGTCTAATGTCAGAAAGGTTCTGTAAAAAACCTAAGCCCTGTGTAAATAAACTAGGATTTGCTGAGTCTCCTCCAAAGAGAGCGTCCCTCAGTACATTTAAATACTCACGCTCAGTAGCAGCTGCTGCTGATTCTCCTGCTGTAAGAGCTTCTAAGCCTCCTATACCAAGCTCACCTCTAGTAAGCATACCCTGGAGACCAGCTCTAGTGCCTAGCTCAGAGAACGGTGTAGCAGCACTCAATAGACTCAGAGCCTGTTGCTGAGGTAAGAAGGCAGCTTGTACTCCACCAAGTCCTAGCTCAGCCTGTAGAGCCTGTTGCTGTCTGCCTTGTCCAAGTGCTTCAGCAATAAGCCCTGCTCGTTGCTGCTGCTCTGTTAAAGCCTGTTGCCTAGCTGTCAGTGCGTCAGCAGCTTGCTGTTCTTGGATTGCTTTTGCCATAGCCAACTGCTCAGGAGTACCACCGTACTGTGCTGTGCGGATGCCTTCTCGTCCCTGCTGGAATAGACGATTCTCTAAGGCTAGTCTCTGACGTTCCTGCTCAGGCGCACGAAGAGCCTGTAACTGGCTAAAAACATCCTGCTGAGCTGTGCCGATGTCAGGGCCGAGGAGCATACCTTGAAGACGCTCTTGTTCTTCTTGTAGTTTACCTGAGCCTAAAACTCCCATAAGCTGTCCAGTGCCTCTACGGGCTATCTCTCTAGCAGCTTCTTCTTGGGACTCAGGCATAGTTACAGTAAGACCACCTTCTTGTCCTACTGTTATTCCTGGGCCAAGTCCTGTAGATACAGTGAATGGCTTAAACGTGCCAGCAGATTCAGCAGCTAAAGTCTTGCCTAGCTGCTCTGCTCTATTGTAAGCAGTCTGTCCTGCTTCTCTTTGCGATTTAACAAAGTCCTCTGCAAGAGCAGCAGTTGTGCCTATATCAGCAGCCCCGCCTAAAATGTCTAACCAACTCATCTATATTACCTCGTTATATTAATCTGCCCAGCAGAGCAAGAATGTCTATCTTCTGAATGGAGAACGGAGCGTCATTCACAGTAGCTTCGATACCTACAGTAACCACAGTGCCGTTACCTGTTCCGTTAAAACCGTTAGTGTTAATAATAATGCTAGCTGAATACTCTGCATCTGATGTGTTGTACTCTGACACACCATATTCTGCAATCTTCTTGTCAGCAAAAGTAAAAGTCTCTTTGGTATAGGATGAGCTATAATCATAACCCCAGTTAAGTACAGCCTGAGTGTTCTGCCCACCAATGATAGTAAGAGTAAACTTCTTAAGAAACTTTAGATTCGCAGCATTACCAAAGTCTAGCGGATTACTAAAGTAGCTCAGTGTGTACTGAGAGCCATCATCGTTATAGCCTTCGTACTTAGTGATACCTGTGCTGTGTCCAAAGTATAACGTACCATCTTCTAGCCTATGGAAACACAGAGGGTCTATCTGGCTCCATGTGGTAGCCCTATAACTTCCATCCTCTAGTGGACTCCTTATGTCAAAGCAGTACACAATGTTCTGTGATGGGAAGTTGACTAGATAAAAAGCATTCTCTTGGCTGTAGACAGAGTTAATGTTGCCTGTCTCAGCAGCCAATGTTGTTGTTAAGTCGTTCCTGACATTCCTACTAATATCCCTGAGAGGTGCTGACTTTTCCTGTATCGTTCTAGCCAAAGACCTAACGCCTGTAGAGCTAAGGAACACAAGGTCAGTACCTACGTTCTGTACTGTATCTCTAGCAACACAGCCTATGTTACCTACGGTGTCAGCTAGAGACATTGTAGAAGGGTCTGTTGCACCCTCATAGATAAGGATAGAGTTCTTCCCGAATATCACTAGGAGGCCATTATGGGCTGCCAGAGCCGTTATCTCGTCATACCCGTTAGGCCAGTGCTTGGTAACGTCTAACGAGCCGTGAGAGCCACCAGAGAAGCCTGAGCCGTTCAGCAGGTCAGACCAGTAGATAGTGGATTTATCAGTCTCAAAGTCAGCTATCCATATTCTACCATAAGCAGCAAGTATCTCGTTACCCTCTGGAGGTGTGCCTGTAGCGTGTGCATGGCTAGACATTGGCTCTACCACACCAGCATGGTCTGAGTACATTAAAGGCTCATAGCCACGCTGCACCATGTAAGTATGGTCATTAAAGTTGACTGCTTTCCAGTTGTTAGCTGTTATGCTGTAAGCAGCAGGAGTAGCATCTACTAATGTTGTACTACCTGTAAATATCTTATTGTTACCAGCAGACAGAATAACCTCATTACCATCAGAGTCTCTGTACTGATGTATCATCTCTAAGCCAACACTAGAACCAAGCACAGAAGCACCGTTGGTAGTTACCTCTGTATAGCCCTGCCTAGCACCAACACGACCATACTGGTCAATCACACAGTTATCTGCAATAGACGCAAAGGACGGATTAAGTCCTATGGGCGAGTCCTGTGTGTTAATACCAAAGAAGCCGGGAGCTGCAATGGTAATGTTCTGTAACTGTTGTGCCATTAAACGGCTCTCCACTCAGTCTCGTGTGGGAAGTGTCCAGCATCTAAAGCTATAGCATCAGACAGGCTGGTATTAGCTATGGCAAAGTATTCCTGTGTAGAAGTACCACCAGTCTCACCACGCTCACGTACAGCCATAGCAGTCGCTAAGTGTATGATAGGGCTAGGAGGCAGTACGCAGTCTGTGGCATCCTCTGACAGCTTGTCTTCCTTTACAGTCAGGTCAAAGCGCAGAGAGTAGACACCGTTAGGCGTAGGGTACACATTGATTGTTCTGTCATCGTTGCTGTCCACACCAGAGAAGGTAAAGTACAGAGGTGCGCCAGTGGCTGTGCCTGAGATGTGTAGTCTTTCGTTGAACTTACCTAGTGAATCCATCTTCAGTCTGACGTTAGAGGTATCGTTGATAGCATCTAACAGCTTATCTTTGATGCCTGAGCCAGTCAGTGAGTAGCT